TTTCTCTAAAGCATTCCAGCGACGGATAAGCTCTTTGGCGTTGGCTTTAGCTGCATCAAGACCTAATCCCTCAGAAGTACACTCTGCAAATATTTTATTGTTTGCAGCAAATACTAATAATGGTCGTCTGAAATCTATTTTCAATTCACCTTTTGTAAATTCATTCATAATATCACTCCTTATCATAAATTGTCAATTTCAGCCCATATCAATATCGCTCTTGAGTTGATTTTCTAAAATCCTTACAATAAGAAGAATCAATGACACTTCTCGGTTCACGATGTTCGGGGCTTTCTATTTTACACCACGCCTTATCTCCGTAAACATTACTATCAAGCCAGTCAAGATATGAACATTCGGCACAATAACAATTTCCCTTTTTATTCATAAATCACCTATTTCAGCCTATATCAACTATATTCGAGGCCACCACGTTGCCCGGGATGGACGAACTCAAGGTTGCCCTACCAATATAGTCAAGGTTTTCAACCAGTTAATAAATCGCTTTAACAGAGAAAAAGATTTTTTGTATGGACACAAAAATGAGGCACAAAGCGCATAGCCTACCCAAATATCTTTGCTATATAAAATACTGTTAAAAGCGTCATTGGTACAAGTTCCTTTATTGTTATAAATACATATCATTTTCATTCTCCTTTCACTTTCATAAGCTCTGGCGACGCTGGCAGAGGTTAGGCTGAGCACTTTACACTATCAAGATGTATTTCGCCTAATAATTTTGGGGCACAAGCTCTTACGTCTTTTGGTTTGATATTGATATAACCTTGCCCCATTCCGTAACATTGATACAATCCGCTTGGTGTTTGAGCCAAAACAATCAATATACAGCCATAGCCCTCGGCTTGTATAATATTACCAATCTCTAATTTGTCGATTACTCGTTTCATTTCTTCACCTCATAAAATATAGTTTCAAACAGCATACGCCGGAGCGTGGTCGGGCGCTCCAGGGTTGGCTGTTATAGCTTTTGGTTTTCTTCATAAAATCTTTCAAGTCTATTGAAGTCAAAATCAAAACTGGCAAGTCGCTCAAAAGACAAACTACAATCTTCCACCTTGCCGTCAAACCAAAATACTTTTGCGTTGTCTAAACTAACTTTCCTGTCTTTCTCGTCTGTAATTTTTCTGCTATGCGAATCGAGATAAAGAATCATAATCTCATCTCCAAATAAAAAGCCCTTTGTTTTAGTTAAAGCCCTTGCCCGGCCTTACTGCTGGTAAGGCTAAGATTCAATTTTTAAGGGCATAGGTATTTTATTCACGATAGCTATCAGAACTTCAGTAGCTAATTCTCCCGTTGTTCCTTCCTCGTTTAATTGCCGATGAATTTGAGCTAAAACAGCAGCAGTAACTTGTGTTTCCTCTGCCCATTCCATTACGGCGACTACTCGCAATGCCAATTTTTCAACTAAAGAAACGGCGAGTAATTGAACATAATCGCTCGATAAGCCGTGATATGCTTTTGGTGGTTTTTTCATTGCACTACCCTTTCATAAATAAAGCCCCGCCATCCCATACGCTGGCAAGCGCAGATAGAGACTTTGGGGCTTTTGGTTGTTGGTTTGATTGTGCCTGCCAGCGTCTTCATATTGCAATTATTATAAACTGATTTTGGAATAAAAACAAGTGGTGACATAAACTTTTTTATCACATTTTTATAAATACAGCAAAATAAAAGACTTATGAGCGGGAATTTTTGAAAAGAATCTTATTTTGTTGTTTACAGAAGGTTGGGGATATGATAGTTTGTAATTACATTGATGATAAAAGTAAAAGGAGTTACGATGTTAGTATTAGAAAGGCACAAGGACGAAAGCATTTTTATCGGCGATGATATTGAAATTATGATTGTCCGTATTGGTGGTGAATCGGTTAAACTTGGTATAACTGCTCCAACAAATATTCCTGTTCATCGTAAAGAAATATACCAAGCAATACATAATTCAGAAAGAGAAGTATCGCAGGCTTTGACAGCTTAGCTGTTGAGGCCTGCTTTTTTTATGGCCGAGGGGATTCCGGTAGGCCAAGACAATTGATTTTCATAGGTGGTGCGCTCCCATAGCTGTCCTGGGGTCAGAGCGAGCCGCAGAGGCTTAGATTGGTGGTTACAGGCATATTTGACTGCGATACCCGATATGTCGGCCTGTAAAGGTTAGAGAGAGTTTTGCTGCTACTCGTAGTCCACGTTAAAAAAACTACGCCAAAAGGCTGAAACAGCAAAAGGATTGGAAACCTCAAAACTCATCCCTCGTCGGATAGGTTTCAACTTTCCTCCTCTTTTGTAGGGGGAAAGTTTCCTAAAATCTAAGCCCTTTCGGGATACGGAGTAACGAATGAAGCAAGGCAGAAGATACAGAACTAAGACCAAAGCAGAGCGCCAGCAATGGTGGAATAGCTTAACTCCTGAAAAGAAAGAGATTCAGATAAAGAAATGGCAATCCAAAAAAGCAAAAAGGCGCAAATTCCATCCATTGCCAGAGTTAGAATATAATCCTAAATATCCCTGGATAACTGAAGGTGTAAATGACTCAAATCGAGCGCAATGGTGGGCAATGATAAAGAAGAAAAATCCTTGGCTGAAAGTAGCATAATGTGCAATTTTGAATGTGAATGTGGCCGAGAGCAATCTTATGCTCCTAAAAACGAAAGTGGTGGGATTACTGAAAAAGAGGCGGAAATGGTTGGGTGGCGCAAAATAGATGGTAAATGGATATGTCCATTCTGCTCAGGTAATACCAATAAATTATTTGGAGTATTTGAGCAGACTAAGCCTTTGGCGCCGTAGATTGGGGTTTGCGGCGCTTTTTTTTATCCCGTTTGTTAGTCGTTCTATAAAAATGGACAACATAAAGAGAAAACAAAATGAAAGAATAGATGTTAATAGAAATATCCGGCCAATGAGCTGTAATATGCCAGGCCATGAGAAAAGAATGAAGGTGCATTGTAAGCGGATACAGAGAGAATATCTCGATTTTAGAGGCAAATACGGAAGACTTACTAAAGTTTACAGAGATAAAAGAAGCAGAGATTGAATGAAAGAAGACCTAAAACAACCTGAATGTGATTGTTTATCTTGTCAAACCAAGGCTGTTGTATTGAAGGATGTCTCAGTTGACAAACAATTCAAAGCGCCTTATAAGATAAATATAGGGATAAAAGATAAGCCTAATTACAGAGCAGTTAAGCTGCCAAACCAAAACATAACACTAATTTCAACCATTGAATCTTTAATGTCTATTGTAAATGATAACTTAATCAAGTTAAAGCCTTATAATTTAGATGAGATTATTTATCAAAAGCAGGCTGGTGCTAAACATAGAGCTTTTGAGGAAATAGACTTATTCCAAAAGACCACGTTATTTGAACTTAGGAAGGCGTTTGAATGAGTAGAACAGCAAAACAGATAAGACAAGAAGAAAGAAGACGTGGTGGGGCTTCCCATAGTGGGAGTTGTGGTTATCCATCCGAGCCGTGTAATTGCGAAGTAGATAATCCAAGTGAAAGAAGAACAACACATAAAAGCTATTGTAATTATCCTTCAGACCCTTGTGATTGTGGTTTAGATTAAATGAACAGAAACAAGCGCAAAGAACGCACAGAGCAGCTATTACAGGTCGCAGCACGTCGAAGGATGTGCGAAATGGCTGACAATGCCATAGAACAGCACAGGTTTGACAAATTGGTCAAATCAGGGGTGATAATGGCCTTGAATAAAGTTGAGAATCCTAAAACAACGGTTTTGGCAAATATTATGTTCGAGGCGCAAAGACAATGAATCTCGTAAAAAAACATATTAACATAGATTCAATGCTGATAATTAAGGCTTGTAAAGAAGTGATAAGATGCGCCGAATCAACGACAGAGCCGCCAGAAAGATATGAAACGGCAGTATATCAGCTTGACTGTATAATGAAAGATATTAGAGAGCGCAATGAATGAAAACAGACAAATATTCGTAAATACTTACCTAACAAACGGTTATAACGCAACGCAAGCGTATAGAACAGCTTATCCCAACTGTAAGAGTGGACAAGACAGAGCAGGACATAGATTGTTGAGTTATGATGAGATTAAAGAAGCCATAAGTAAGGCTAAAATTGAGCTTGAAACGTGGTTGGAAGGTGGAAGAAAGTTATGCGACAAACTATTCAGGGACCAGTATAAAGCTTCTGTAAGTGCTAAAGATAGGACAAATGCTATCAGATGTGTGGAAAACAAGGCCAAAAACGTAGGTTATTATGCAGAAGACAATGCGCAGAAGACCGAACAAGCCAAACTAACCGAGGAAATGGCCAAAGAAGCCAAAGAAATAGCTAAATGGCGGCTATTGAAAGGAATGGCGGGATAATGTATAAGGACAAGGACAGGCAGAGAGAGGCAGATAGAGAGCGTCAAAGGCGAAGGCGTGACAAAATCAAGGCAAAAGGCGTGACAGATTCAGGGTGTGACAAGCAAGGCGTGACAGTATCGCAAGAGGTTATGGTCATACCCAAGCCTGAGCGGACAGCCAGGGGCAACATCCGGGTCAGCAAGCCCGGCGATGCTGATTATGTGCCTCAATGTGAGACGACCAAGGCTTTTATTGAAGGCAGGCCTAAAGACCCAAGCCCAGCCAAGCGAGGCAAAGACATCAAGACCTTTGAGGACTTGCCCCCTGATGTTCAAGAGAGTATAAGGACAGTGAGTGAGAGCAACGAGGAGTTCAAGAGAAGGACAGGTATAGCCATAAGATACCAGCACCTGTTCCCGGACCGATACCACAGCACAACCCAGCAACCTCTTATGATGAGCAAGCCAACATAGAATGGACTATATAGGAGTAATAGCACAGATGGTAATGGTTGAGTCTATGGTGGTGGCCAAGAGCCACACACAGAAGATTAAGGCCATGCTCAAGGCCAAGGGCTATCCGAGGTTTAAGCCATTGAATGATAAGGACTTAGAGAGTGAGGACATTAAGATAGGCTCGCAGATTATGGGTAAGGTTAGCATACATAAGGACTTAAGCAAAGATTTAGGGGGGCGGGTTGCTAAAGTACCTAAACCCCCAAAGGGGGCGGGCTTGCTTAAGTCATAGTAAGCCTCGACATATTTTTGGTAAAAATGAGTGCTGTCAAGATAATTTTAAGGTATATATTATTCGTTTATACAAACCAAAATACAAAAGCAACGGCAAGACCAAACAGGTCGAAAAGTGGTGGTTGGAGTTTCGAGACCCTAACGGCATTGTGCAAAGGTGGGGCTTAAAGACTAACGAGCAGGGCGTAGCGGAAACCATCAAGAAGCAAATAAACTCACTTAATGAATGGGCGAAGCAGGGACTTCCCCCACCAAAGGATTTACTTAGGTGGGCACAAAATCAAAAACTGAAACTTTATGACAAAATGTATAGCGCAGGAATCTTGGGAAATTTTTGTGATTATAACTACAAACCAGCACCGACAATAGGAACACCATTAGAGCAATTACAGGATATTGATATACCATACAGGAGCGGAATATACTTTGCTTTTGACAAGAATAAAATCGTTTATGTCGGAAAGTCAGTTAATCTTCAAGGCCGAATAAAACCGGGACACAAGAAACTCAAAAAGAGTGATGATATTGCTTGGCTTGAATATCCTATTCGATTATTGAATTTTGCTGAATCCTTTTATATCGGCATTTGTAAACCAAGACGAAACTTTGGGGGTCAAGTTGAAATCATAGTGTAAGCCCCCAAATATTTTATAGGATTTTCGCAATGTCAAGCAAATATAAGGCTATTCTTTTACAGATAAAGAGATTTAGGGAAGAATGAAAAAGGATAATATGTCTTCCCCAGTACCCATAGGAGTCCCTGAGAGGCCGTAGGATGGAAGTATGAGTAACATTGCATTACCCAAAGAATGTCCAAGATTATTAAGACAAAACACATTGACTTCATTTACAATTTGTCCTGTTTGTGGATTGGTGATTAGCAATGGAGACCATAAATACCTTGAGCATCCAATGGCACAAGGATTAGGTGATTTCAATCCACCCGAGCCACAGGAGAATAAATGAAAAGAAGAGGATTATCACAGGCTTATGTTGATACTGTACGAGAAAGTTATAAAGGAGAAATAGCCCTGTTAAAAGAGAAGTTAAAATCAAAAGAACAGGAAATTGAGAACCTTAAAAGTATGATTGAAGTTCTGAAGCCACGGGAGAATGGCGAAGAATGATAGATAAAACAGATGGTACATCAGAAACAACAAAGGATTATATCTCTGAAAGCGTTAATGTAAAACTCAGATATATACCAAGAGAGCCGGATTTAGAAAATCCCAGATATGTATCATTTTCATATAAGCCACAGGAGAATAAATGAGTAAGACAAAGATAAGCAAAGATGTTTTAAGTGAGATGTTGACGGGCGAAAAAGGTGCGGTAAGGTGTATTGGTAAATTTTATATTTCTCCTCGAATGTCTGAAATAGAGGGGATGCCTTTAGTTATGATTGCTGGAGCGGTAGTTTCGCCGGAAGGTGGAAAATTGGTTTTGCCGGAAAATGAAGAACACGCAGAAATGTGGGAATGTGAAGTAATTATCATACCAAGGCGTAAATATTCGGGTATGTTTGATAATCGCAGAGACCAAAGATTTGGTTCGGGTAAATGGGCTTATGAGGGCTATCGTGTTGACCAAGTTTTGTGTAGTAATTATGGCGACCCCGAAGCGTGGGGCGATGAATATTTTCAAAACAAAAAGTCGAATCATTCCCCCCAGCCACAGGAGAATAAATGAGTATTGAGACGTGCATACAGCAGTTGAACGAAGAAATCAAGGTTAGGGATGAATTTGTTCTTGCGGTTCAATCTTTGATGTTTAACGAAATAGGGCATTGTACGATAGTAGGATGCACCAAGGATGTTCCTTGTCGGGATTGCAAAGACCGCAGGCATATACTTGAATTGATAGATGAGCCACGGGAGAATAAGGATGAAGTATGAGTGGAAGAGGACGTAGAAAGTGTATTTGTGGAAGCGGTAAAATGTGGAAAGAATGTTGTGGAAAGCCCAAGCCACGGGAGAATAAATGACAGAAGAGCGTAAAATAAGCACCAATTTGGATTTGACTATCGATGAGGCCGCCAGGGAGTACACGGAGCTTGTCGAATACCTGCATTCCGAGAAGTGGGTATATTCGGTAATCGAGCGGATTGAGCGTCGGATGGCGGATTTGGCGAAGTTAGTAATCGAGAAGATAGCGAATGGACTTAACTCCTGAACAAAAACAAATAGATACTTTACCTTTAAGTTCTAAAGATAAGATACTTTACGAAAAGTGGAAAATTGACCGTTGGTCTATTAGTTATAAGGAATATTTTACGACAGACCATTGGGCAATAATCAAAAAAGAATGTGCTATTTGGTGGGGAGGTAGATGTGGTTTAAGCAAAACTCATTATAAACTTCCTATGAATGTGCATCATCGGGATTATAAATGTTTATGGCGAGAAAAATTCTGTGATGTAATTTTTTTATGTCAAGATTGCCACGAGAGATACCACGATATATGGCCAGAAATCAACTGCAAAGGAATGAAGTACGCTGGTGCTATTGTAATGAGTGAATGCCTTTTTTATTTTAATGATTATTTTAACTTTAAGGATTCTAAGGAGTTAGAATTTCTCAAAAATAAAATTAAAGGCATTTTCAAAATATTCGTACAAGATTGTTCGTCTTGCGATAAAGATTTGCGTGTAAGTGCAAGGCATGAGGTTTGTCGCTCTATCTTTGATATTTTGTCATTGAAATTTGAATATGCTGATTTCGTTAGAAGAGCTTTAGTCTGTGATATGTTAATTGAATTTGGTGATATAATTATTGAATCTTGGGGAGAAAAAAGTCAAGAAGCAAGTAGTCATTATGCTGCTTGTATGTTTGCAATAGCAAATGGAATGATGAAAACTGATGTCGGTAAATGTGTTAGGCAATTAGAAGATAAATTAGATGGACTTAACTCCTGAACAAATATTGTGTGGTGATGCCGGATTTTGGGCTGTAAAGAATGAGATTAAGCTCCAGAGTGGGATTTATTCGTTCAAGAACCATGAATATCAACTTGATATAATGAATGGAATGCCGCTAACAAATCCGAAGACCACAGTAGATATGAAGGCCACTCAGGGTGGCTTTACGGAGATTTGGATATTAAAGAGTCTTCATGGTATGATATATGGTCATTATCCATCTGGGGTATTGTATTTATTTCCAACCAACGACGATGTGAACGATTTCAGCAAGTCCCGATTCAAGCCCTTGATTCAGGCCAATCGCAACGCCATAGGCAAGTATGTCAAGGACACCGATACCGCCGCATTGAAAAAGGTAAGGGACGCTTTTCTGTATCTTAGGGGGGCAAGGCTTTCCCAGGTGGTCGAAGGCGACCACAAGGAATCCACCAAATTAAGGTCAATTCCGGTTGATTGTGTTGTTTACGACGAATACGATTTAATGGAAGATGATGTGCAGGCCAAGGCCCAGGGGCGCATGGGTCATTCGATGATTCAAGAGGAGCATTTCCTGTCGAATCCCACTATTCCTGATTACGGCATAGACTCCAAGTTTCAGGAGTCCGACCAGCGGCATTGGTTTAGAAAGTGCGAGTCCTGCCGGGAGTTCACTTCGGCGGAGCTTGAGTTTCCTCAGTGCGTCAAGGTTAACGGCAAGGGTTATATCGCCTGCAAGAAGTGTGGGAAACCCCTTAATATCTTCCCCGGCGAATGGGTTGCCAAGTATCCCGATAGAAAAATCGTGGGTAGAAGATGGTCGAAGCTAACGTCAATCTTTCACGACCCCGCCGACATACTTGAGAAATACAATAATCCGCCGAGAGGAAACTTGGGCGATGTTTACAGGCTTGACCTGGGTCTTCCCTACATAGCCGCCGAGGACAGGCTTAGAAAGAGCGATGTATTCCAATGTTGCGGCGACAGAATTCCAGTGTCTTCCCACGACGGCCCTTGTGCCATGGGCGTCGATGTCGGAAAGATTAAGCATATAATAATTGGCGGCAGGACGGGGCCGAACAGCTACCAGATTTACCGGACGGCCCGACTTTCAAGCTGGCACGATATTAGTGTGATGGCCGAGAAGTTCAACGTGAAAAGTGCGGTAATTGATATTAGACCCTACGAGGACGCCGCGAGGCAATTTCAAGCCCAGGAGCGATACAGGATATGGTTGTGCGAATACAACGAAAGCACTCCTCTCGGCTGGATATATAATCAAAATTCGGGGATAGTCAAGGTCAACCGAACCGAGATATTCGATGCCACTCACAGGATGGTAACGGAAAAAGGCACTCTTGTCATACCGAGAATATGTCCCGAAATCGAGGAGTTCGCCACCCAACTATGCGCAACGGCAAAAGTCTTGGAAACTAACAAGAAAACAAAGTTAAGTATTTACAGGTACAAGAAACTGGGAGACGAGCATTACCGAAACGCATTGAATTATTTCTATCTGGCGGCGGACATTAAAAAGATTGGTATTGTAACGTCCCGAAAGAATCGTTATAAACCCAAACAGACGGTAGCTAATAATAGGAGCTGGTACAATTGAAAAATGAAAGAATGCTATTGGTGCAAAAAATCCTGTCCCGATGAAGAAGAAGGAAGTTTTGAATTAGACCCTGAAGATGAATCTATTGAACTTGGATGGATTTGTGACCATTGCATTGTTGCTTATCTTGGGTTATGTGATTGTGAAGTATGTGTGATGTCTGACCCATCCGAACCAGTACCTTTACCAGAAGAAATACGAAGAAGGTTAAAAGAGTATAATTTAGCAGGAAGTAAGAAAAAGATGATTAAGAAATACAATAGGGAATACATGAGTTTACCCGCAAGAATATTATCTTATGTTTTAGGTTGAAAGGGAAAAAATGGATAACTTAGCAGCTGACGTAACAAATATAATCAATGAATACATCGCAAAAGGAATGACCACCGAACAGGTGTGCGGCGTCCTGGACGTTGTGAGTTTTCGGGTAAAGCAGGCTTCTTATACTGCCGAACCCACCAAAGCCGAATCAGGTGGCGGCGGCTCGCCTGTGAGCTTAGAGGAAGACTAAAATGGGCGGATTATTCAGTAAACCAGAACCAATAACAATGCCGGAAGTCAAGGAGCCGCCTGAGATAGTATCTGAGGGAATCAAAGGCCCGGGTGACAAGCCCAGAAAGAAAAAAGGCAGGGCCGAGACTATCATAACCGGCGAGTTAGAACCTGAAACCAAGGGCAAGACTTTGTTAGGATAAGAAAAATGATAAAACCAAGTGATTTTTTTGCAGAAAGAGTTAATTGGGCGGGTAGGCATATCGAAAAGATAAAATTGCTAAGAGAAAATGAGCGATTTTTCGTAAATGGTATTATGGTCTCGTTAAAAGATGCAGTTAAAAAAAGGAGGTTTTGTATGAGGCAGTGCAATCTTTTTCTGAGAAAAGGATTATAGGAAAAATGGAAAGTTGTGAAACTTGCAGATTTTGGCAAAAAGGAACAAGAGGCGTTTTGGATGGCCCTTGTCGCCGTTATCCTCCTAATGGATGTGGAACATTGATGCCAACCCAAAGAGCAAACTCAATAGCCCAACCAGGCAAACAGCAAATGGAGTTAAGAACTTTGGAATACACAGTATGTCCGAGAACGAATAAAGATTTTTGGTGCGGAGAATACGATGCCAAATAGAGCAGAAGAATACATAAAGTCATACGACATCGAGTGGAACAAGAACGGCAACTTTCGTAATCTATGGCAAGAGACCGCTGATTTGGCCTTCCCCCGTGAGAGTAATATAACTACTATCAATTACAGGGGCACTCAACAGACAAAGACCCTTCTTGACCCAACTGCCGTAACTGACTCGAAGGAAATGTCTGATGGATTTTTGTCGGCGGTTATTCCCGTCGGCGAATATTTCTATAAATGGAATCCATCGAAAGATAACATCGGTGGTCAATCGGATGAATACGACAATTGGTGCGCAAGGGCAACGGATAAACAGCATCGAGCTTTATTCTCATCTAATTTTATGGCTCAGGAAAGCGAGTTTCTACGTTCGTTCGTAGTCTTCGGGACAGGGAATATGTATTCCGGATGGTCTATTAAGGCCGGTGGTTTGAATTTCAAAGACTACGATATAGCCCTTTATATAATGCTCATCAATAGTGTGGGTATAATTGATACGATGATGATAAAGTTTCCTTTCACCGCCCGACAGGTAGTTCAGGAATGGGGCGATAAGGCCGGACAGAAAATATTAGAGGCTTATAAAGATACTAAGAAACGGGAGAACTCATTCCCGATACTCCACATAGTCCGACCGCGAGAGGAAAGAAATCCAATTTATCCGGAAGACCCTTTGAATATGGCCTGGGAATCGGTTTATATCGACGTGGAGCATAAACATCTAATTGACGAGGGTGGTTTTCCTGAATTTCCATACCACCCCGCGAGATGGATGGTGACTACCGGCGAGATATTCGGCAGAGGGATAGGAACAGAGATACTTCCGCAAATCAGAGTTTTGCAACAGATTAAAAGTAGTTTGGTGGAATGTGGCGACAAACACAACAAACCACCGTTGGAAGTCTTGGAATCATTCGAGGGTGAAATTAAAACTTTTGCCGGAGCGAGAAACAATGTTATGGAAATACCCTCGATAGCTCCAATCCAAGGTATTCAGGGCAACTTCCCTATCACCAAAGACATACTTGAAATGGAGCAGGAGATAATCCACAAGGCTTTCTATAAGAATGTTTTCAATCCCATAACAGACCTCAAGGGCGACAGAAGGACTGTCCCTGAGATACGGGAGAGAAAATTGGAAGGACTTCGCAGAGCAAGTCAACCGGTGGGTCGGTATCAAACTGAGCATCTCGAACCGATGCTGAAAAGGACTTTAATACTCCTCATAGATAACGGGGAGATTGAAAAACCGCCTTTAGGTCTGGAGACGGTGGAGATTGAATATTTGGGGCTGATGTCCAACGCCCTTAGTTCAGGCCAGGCCGCTGCTTACCAGAAAGGCGTTGCCATAGGACTTGAAATGAAAGAATCAATTCCGGAGATAATGGACAATATAAACGTGGACGAAGGATTCAGGAATCTATGCCGTCAGTTGGGTATGAGAGCCGAAGATATAAAGTCTGAGGACAACCGTGACGCTATCAGGAAGGCACGTCAGGCCGAGCTACAGCGACAAAAGGCGCTTGAGGCGGCCCAGGTAGCCGCCCAAGCCTACGGACAGACCACAGGAGCGCCTGAAGAAGGTTCTCCTGCATCAGAACTTATGGAAGTTGCAAAATGAAAATATGTAATAAATGCGGAATTGAAAAGGACAAAATACAATTTCGTTCACATAAAAGAAAAAGTGGTAATGGTTATTACAGAATAAGTCAATGTGTATTGTGCGAAAAAGAACAAAACAGGATGTATTATCATAAATATAAACATACAGAGAAATATAAACAGCAAAAAAAGAGAGATGGGATTAGGAATAGAGAGAACGGTTATTATAAGTTACGATATAAAATATGGAGTAGAAATTATAAACTAAAGAAAAATTTCGGCATTACAGAATTGGATTATAAAAAAATGTTGAGTGAACAAAAAGGTGTTTGTGCAATTTGTAATCGCCCAGAAACAAGATATGTAAATTGCTCAGATAAAGTAAGAAGAATACGACCTCTTTCGGTCGACCACAATCATAAGACGGGAAAAGTAAGAGCTTTGTTATGTGATAAATGTAACAATGGAATTGCTCATTTCGATGAAAATGTAGAATTTCTTGCAAATGCTATTTCGTATATAGAAAAACATAAAAGCGCCGGTGCATTGATGGAGACTGCATAATGCCAGTTAATATAAAAAAAGTCGATGGATATAGAGTTACTCACGGTGGTAAGGTTTCTGCTAAAAAGACAACGAAGAAAAAGGCGAAAAGACAGGCGAATTTACTTAGAGCGA